TGCATTAGGGGACGGTTGGAAAGCTCAAAGAGCATGCCGCCCGGCTTGGGACGCAACGTGATCTTGCGGTGGTTCAGGTTCTGGGCGGTCAGTGTCTGTCCGTCCTTCAGCCATGTGAGGGTGGGTCGGCTGGAAACGCCGGGGATATCGAGGTCGGCAGTCAGGTTTTCATAAACCGTCATCCCGGCTTCCTTCATCACGGTATTGGCGATGGAGGGTTTCAGGAGTTCGTCCGACAGTTCGACCGGAATCAGGTATCCGCCCTGAACGCCGGTGTTGGTGTCCACGGCTTTCTTCCTGGTTTCTTCCAGAACTTCTTTCTCATATCCGGCTTTTTCCCAGTCGCCGTTGATGATGGCATAGCAGCACCTGGCGAAGGAGAACTTGTTCTTTTCAGACTGTTCTTCCATGCCGGAAAGGTTGACGTTGTTCTGCCGGATCCTATCGACGTAAGCCTGAATTTCGTCCTTCGCTTCTTTGATAGCGGCGGCGATCTTGCTGTCGGTCAGTTCGGCGTTACCCTCTTTTTCCTTTTTCAGGCGGTCTTCGAAGCCTTCAAGGAAAGAGGTCATCTGCTCTTCGAGCGTTTTGTTTTTTTTGGTTTCGTCCATTTTTTATTCCTCGTTGTTTAAAAGTTTATTGCCTTTTTCGAGAATTTCATACAACGCCGAATCGGATTCGCCGGAGTCATCTTTCTGAACCGGGTCTTCTTCGGGTTCTTCAGCCTCATCCTTTGCAGCCACCAGCTGGCGGAGATCGGAAATAGCCTGCTTTATCTCTTCGAGGTCTTTGGTAAAATCTTGCGTTGGCTGGCCGGTCGCGGAAAGTTCGACTTTCACGGTGTTGGCTGCCTTTGTTTCGGTAAGCTGTTTTGCCCATTCCATTTTCTTTTCGATTTCTTTGAAGGTATCACCTTCCTCGATACGGATATGAACATGGATTTCTTTTTCCCCTTCATCCAGGGTGAAGATAGGGCCTTCGGATTTGCTGTCGGGCTTTTCGATGACGGCTTCCGGTTTTTCTGCCGGAACGGATTCGGCCGACTTTACGAAATACTTTTCACCCTGCTCCATCTTCATCAGATCCACGCCTTCGGCCAGGAGGGCTTCCAGGGTCTTGCCCCGGATTTCCATCTTTGTCGGGGCCTGAACCGCGTTCGGGTTCGCCGGAATTGTCACAATGGAAAATTCCCGCAGTTCAGATTTATCGATGATATATCCATTCTTGTTCTTGAAACCGTACTGTGTGATTTCTTCCGGGCTGGGCTTCCGTACATCATCCCAGGAAGCGGAAAAACCGATGGACCCGGACTTCATAGCCCCGGCTTTGACCATCCGGTAAACGTCCTCTGACATGCCGGTACGGTCGATCTCATCATCGAAGAAAAGAAGCTGACCGAAGATTGCCTCTTCTCCTTTTTCATACCAGGTTTTAATTGACTTGCCGATGGGCATGCTCCAGCGGTCATGCTGGAAAAGGATAATGGGATCTTTCTTGAAACCGGCCAGATTTACACCCTTGGCAATTACGACTTCGTTGTGCCGGTCAACGGTCTGGTCTGTCAAACGGAATTGAATAATCCGCTTTTCGAGTCCTTCGTGGTATTCCAGGCCGATTCTTTTGCATGCCTGGGCACACATGCCGGGACTGATTTCAACCTCAGCATCGTTTTTTTCGAGGATGATATCCAGGGTTTTTTCTTTCGGATTCATGTTGATAACTCCTTGTTTATGCTGCTTTTTTCTTCCGGCGTTTCGATGCCTGTTGATTACCTGTTGAAAAGTAGTAGGGTCTTAAATTGAAAGAGGCTACACGGCGATTTCGCTGAAATTCGCTTTCCTCCTTCGGTGCCACGGCGTTGAAATCAATTTTCTTTTTCTTTGCCCGTTTTGTTCCCGGCTTCGGACCGCGCTTTTTCTTTGTTTTGGTAGTCATAATATCTCAGCTCCTGCTCAGTGTTGATATCTTCTTTTCCGAGTGGCGTTAACAAGGCGATCTTGTCCACAATGGAGACAATTTTCTTCATCAATTCGACGTTCGTTTTCAGGGTTCGTTCGATTGAATGCACGATTTACCCTTTTCAAACGGCGGTCCAAACGGTTTACTATCTCACTGCTACGGTTACGCATCTGCAATTATGAGAAACCAGATTGTTAAGGACATAGGATTCATCTTCTTCGACTGCGAAATTCCAAACCCTGGCGCGTTCTACAATTTCAGTTTTTAGGCTGGTAATTTTTGCGTAGGAGGTTATATTAAGTATATGCTTACCTCTACAGATTTGGCTTATATCGCCGGTTTTGCTGATGCCGACGGATGTTTCAGCATTTCTATGATCAAAAAGAATGTCCCCCGCCTTATAGTTTTGATTACAAATACCGATCTCGATGTCCTCAAATACATCAAGGCCAAATTGGGAATGGGTATTCTTTATGAATCCAAATACCGGAATATCCAAGGAAGAGAGAACTGGATGCCTGTTCATCGATTTCAAGCGACTTCTGGAAGTGCACGTGCCATTGCTATCTTGCTCATGCCCTATATCAGACTCAAAAACAGAAGGGTTGAATTGGTTGCCTTTTATCCCATTTTCGATAAATTCAGGAACAAAGACGCTGTTTATACTAAAAGATTGGCCGAAACTCGAAAGATTCTTAACGATGAAATTCGCCTGCTTAATGTCAGAGGCGCTAAAAAAGATTTTGATGAGATCTCCAGACTCCAAGGAATCAGCCCTATTCCACCCGGTAGCGGTTTGGAATGGATGGCCTCCGGTTACTCTTACCTTTCCGATGTTGGTCCGAAGAGAAATTGCATTTCCGGTATAGTAAGGAGTGGGCCTAACTCTAACGACAGGCCGATACCTTCCGTTGTGTGTCAGGACGGTATCTCCAACAGATATTTCGCGAATGGGCTTTTTGCCGCCAAAAGTGGTGACTAAAGAATCACCGTCTAAAGAACAATTGATTACCTCTTCAGGGTCGCCCCCCGATTCCAGGGGATATTTTAATCCAGTATTCGGGAAGTCCTCCCCGATTTTAACAGTTACAAGGTTTTCCAGTTCATGAGTATGCCGGACTTCATCATCCCCGGCGGTTACCCATTGGTGCTTTTCAATTCCGGCATCTTCCATTAATTGATTCCGGGTGGTATTGGCCAGGGAGGCTGTTTCAGTCCTGGCCACGGTCTGCGCAGAACTGGCAATCCGATTATTAAAAGCCTTCCGTTCGGCTTTTTTCAGTTCCTTGGCGATTTTGGAAACGGACTCGCCTTCGTTCTCCTTGAAAACCCGCTTGATTTCCTTGCCCATTGTGTTGAATGTGACCGAATTAACTCCCCGGAGATAACGATACCTCTTCCGGCGAATTGTTTTGCCTTTTGGCGATTCCGGGGCAATCGAAACATCCTCGCCCAATTCGGCGGACATCTGCCGGTTTTGCAGCAGGATACCGTCCTCATAAATCGGGTCATGGTCAGTGATTATGATTTTGTCCTCATCCTTTTTTTTAGGAAAGAAGTCTTTAAGCGTGAAATCTGCTTTACTTACGTCTATTGATTTTACCGATTTATTCTTTTCTTCCCACTCGTCCACCAGATCAAGAAACCTGTTTCGCTGTTTGTGGAGGAAGGAGGTAAATGTCTTTTTGAATTTCTTCTCCGGGGTGACCAGGGTTGCCTTCACCCAATCCTTCCAAAACCGCAATTCCTTTTCCCGCTTGATATCGTAGGCCGGGGCGGCGGCGGCTTCTGCCGGTTCAGCGCCAAAGGTGGGGGCACCGATGATTTCGCCGGTTTCCAGATCAACACGGGTGCCCTTGACCAGGGGCCGGTCGAGCCAGGCCATATTCTGAGTATCGATTTCAAGACCGACTGTTTTGTAAGCCTCTGCCGCCGGAACCCCTTGGTTAATCAAAAAGGTCGCATCCTTGATCTTCTGGCTCTGGTCTCCCCTGAGTTCGGAAACGCCGGAAAGGTCGAAGTTCCCGCGTAGGGAATGGTCGTAGATTTCCAGCCACTGGGTATTGAGGTCAGACCACAAAAGATCTTTGTAAGGGACCAGGGTATCCTTCCAGAACAATTCCTTTTCAACTTGTGCGGTCGCCCGGTTGACTGTATCGGTAAGGCCCAGTATTGTCTTTGAAACGCCGTATACCGCCATGATTGTCTCACGGCTGTATTTCTTCTGCTCCATGAATTCCAGGGCGGCCAGGTCTTTCGATTCGCTTTGATACTTCAGTCCTGAGTGCAGCAGGGCGGTTTTCCCGGCGTTTACCCAGCCTTCATGCTGGTCGGCCCATTGCTTCCCGATGGCCTGTATTTGGTCTTTAAGTAGCTTCTGGTCCGTGGTCAGGACACCGCCAACAGAGGCATTATTATCGAAAAACTTATCCGACAGACCGGCGGCTTTGACATCGCTGGTGACGGTAATTTTCAAACTGGAATAAGGGCTTAAACCCCGCATCCAGTCATAAGGATTGAATAGCCGGGTGCGGATTACCTGGTCATTCAGGAAGGGAATTTTCTGTCCCTTGTGCTCAAAAAGCCATCTCCCGGTCCAGGATTCGTTTACCCTTTCCGGCTTGACCAAGAGGTCATTAAAAGGATAGAGGTAATCCGGCAGCTGGCCCCGGCGGATATCGACAGGGTTCCCCTCCGCGTCGGTCGGCAGGATAAAAGATTGACCGCCGGGGGAATCGGTTGTCGGCAGGAGATAATTTAAAAGAATAGCCTCAAAGAATTGGGTCTGGTTCATCAGGTTGTTAGGCCGCTTCAGGAGCAGGGAAAGTTTATCGTCGGATGTGACTTCATTCGTGCGGGGGTTTGTAAATAAAATGGGTAAACGGCTCAAATTCCCGGCAATCTTCGAAGCGCATGCATAAACCCACGGGTGGTTTGCGTAAGGCTTTTGCAGCAACTTGGAAGCAGAATCCGACCCGCCGAATAGCTGCCACCAGCTTTTCAGAAAGTCCGGATCAAGGTCGGGATTGCTTTTTTCTATTGTCAGCGGTTCGCCGTATTTATCGAGTATAGTCATACAGAGTCAACCCCAGGCATTGGAGTAATTTTGTCAAATACCGCACCCCAGAGAGCCATCTTGAAGGCATCGCCATCGTCGGGGGAGCGACCAATTTCTTTTTTAACCAGGTCTTTGGGCCAGAGATAAATCGTTTTTTCGCCTTTGATGTCGTACTTGTAGGCGGCCAGGTCGCCCCGGAGTTTTTCATCTGTCAGGCCACCGATCTTCCCAGCCTCGATGAATTCCTTTGCATTCCAGCTGGCCTGGGAGTTCATATCCTTGAAGATAAAGTTCCCAGCCGCGCTGTATTCCTCCGCGCTGCCCCCGCCGACAAAGCTCCGGACATAATACTTGTCAAGATGCAATTGGTCCACGGCAAAGCCGCCAAGGCCGACAACGTCCATCCAGGCCCGGTAATGCGGGATCTCATATTCGTTCATAATTTCTTTTGTCTTCTGGATTACCTGGGGGCCGGATGTCTTGTCGTAATGCTCAGTATGGACGATATTGAACCCTTTCTCATAGGTGCCTTCCAGGACATACCAGGCAGAAGGGTCGGGGCCAAACCGACCGACATCGATACCCAGGGACCGGATAACGTGGTCTGGCTCGACTCCCTCTTTTTCCTCTTCCGGCGTGATTTCTGTCTTGAATTCGATATTTTCTTCGCAATTCCAAAGGTCATCCCAGGAAATAAGCTGCTGCAAATCGTCTTCGGCTTCCCAGCTACCCAATACCCTTTTCCGGTAGAGGGCCGGGGCACGGAGCTTGAGTTCCTCCAGGCCCTTTATATAACTGGCCGGCAGATGCGGATTATCCTTCGGCAGGGCCGGGATAAAGCACTGTTCAGGCTCAAGGGTGCCTTTGGTATAGGGGGTATAAAATATCCTTTTTGTCCATCCCTGGTGCGGGTTTACCGACATGATAATCAGCGGTTCCGGCATGCTAGGGAGGATCCACCGGCCTACGCGGTCAATGCACTTCAGGTACAGGGATTCGGATAATTCTTCGGCCTGCTCCAGGAAAATGATATTGGCCTCCAGGCCATCAAAAGCGGAAAGCTCCTTGTCCTGCTTCAGATTTTCGCCCATGAACAGAATTGCCGAGCCATTTTGTGCAACGGCCTGCATGGGAGTGGAGGCATTGAATCGGTCCCGGTGAAAGAAAGGCTTCGGGCATGTCTTCCAGAAAGAAGGCAAGAGGGTTTTTTTCAGGGTCGGCATATCCTTCCGGACAACCGCCACCCGGATACCGGGGAAC